GATAGACTTTATATTAATGAAATTAGAGAAGGCTATTCCGAAGAAGAGCTTTCTGTTTTATTTGATAAAACTATTCAAAAAGATAGAGTATTCATTCATGCACACTTAGGAGTTAATGATATAGAAGAAATCTTTTCTAAGTTAAGATACATGATTGTAGGATGTAAGTGTAAGTGGATAGTCATAGACCATCTACACATGCTTGTATCATCTTTAACAGACACAGATGAAAGACGAGGTATTGATTTACTAATGACCAAAATCCGCAGTCTTATAGAAGAAACAGGTGTTGGTATGATATTAGTATCACATCTTCGCAGAGTAGGTGGAGATTTAGGACATGAGAAAGGTGTTCAAGTTTCATTGAGCCACCTTAAAGGCTCTCAAAGTATAGCACAAATGTCAGATTGTGTAGTTGCAATAGAAAGAAATCAACAAGCTGAAGATGACATGGAAGCTAACACAGCAATTGTGCGTGTATTAAAATCTAGATACACAGGATATACAGGATACGCCTGTTCGTTATTATATGACGGAGATACAGGAAGATTAACGGAATTAACAGACGAGGTAACTTTTGAAAACGAAGACATACAATTCTGATACTAGTTTACAAGCAAAACCGAGCATTATTATTTTTGATATGGAGTGCAATGGACTTACTCCAGATAAAGTTTGGGTGCTTGTAGCTAGAGAATACAATACTGGACAAGTGTGGACTTTTACACATGATAAAAATAATATAGAAGAAGGAATAAAACTTTTAGAAAATACTCCTACTTTAATAGGACACAACATAATAGATTTTGATATTCCTATTTTAAATAAGTTATTCGATGTAGATTTATTTACTGATAAAAATATTATAGATACATTAGTAATGTCAAGATTATATAATCCAGTACGTGAAGGCGGACACAGTTTAAATAGCTGGGGATATCGTGTAAAAGTTTACAAAGAAGAAGCGCCTTTAGTGTGGGATGAGTTTGATCATAAGATGGTTCCTTATTGTCAGCAAGATGTTCTAGTAAATGAAGTAACATACAATGCTTTATTAGAAGAAGGTAAAGGATTTAGTGATGAATGTTTAAATATAGAACATGAAACAACTAAAATATTACAACAACAAGAAGCAAATGGATTTTATTTTAATGAACGAAAAGGCACAGAGCTTTTAGTTTCTTTAAAGAAACGAATGAGAGAAGTAGAAGACGAAGTTAAAAAAGTATTCAAACCTAAATGGGTTGATGATAAAATAGTTAAGCCTTATATAAAGAAAGACGGAGACTTATCTAAACGCGGACTTACTGATGAAGAATATAATAAAATATTAACTGAATTAACTCTTTTACGTGGTGTAAATGGAATACAAGAAGAGGATTTTAAAAATACAAAACCAAAACCTTTTATGCGACAAAAATATCAAGAGTTTAATCTTGGTTCTCGTAAACAAATAGGGGAATACCTAACAGATTTTGGATGGAAGCCTAATAAATTTACACCGACTGGTCAGCCAATCGTAGATGAATCATCTTTAAATAAAGTTAAACATATACCCGAAGCGAAACTCATTGCAGAGTTTTTATTATTACAAAAACGAACAGCACAAATTAGTTCATGGCTTGATGAATTAAAAGGTGATAGAGTTCATGGCAGAGCCATGTCAATAGGCACAATTACAGGTCGTATGGCACACAGGAATCCTAATGTGGCACAAGTTCCAGCAGTAAATAGTCCGTATGGAGACGAGTGTAGATCTTGCTGGACCACACCCGAAGGATATAAATTAGTAGGTATAGATGCTAGTGGTTTAGAAATTAGAATGCTGGCACATTACATGGACAACAAGGAATATACAAATGAAATCATTAATGGAGACATACACACAAGAAATCAACAAATTGCAGGACTTAAATCAAGAGATCAGGCGAAAACTTTCATATATGCCCTCATGTACGGAGCAGGAAACGAAAGACTTGGTAAAGTGGTTGGCGGAAGCAAGGCTCATGGTAAGCAACTTCGAAGACGTTTCTTTGATAATCTTTCATCATTTAAAACTCTTCGAGACAGAGTTGAACAAGCATCAAAGAGGACTTACCTTAAAGGATTAGATGGTAGAAAAATATATGTAAGATATAATTATGCGGCTTTAAATACTTTATTACAAGGAGCAGGAGCTATCATAATGAAGAAAGCATTAATAATATTAAACAATAAAGCTAGAGAAAGAGGACTAGACTTTAAGTTTGTTGCTAACATACATGATGAGTGGCAGGTAGAAGTGCATGAGGCACACGCTGAATACTTTGGTAAGCTAGGAGTGGAAGCTATTGAACAAGCAGGACAACATTTTGATTTACGCTGTCCTTTAACTGGAACCTATAAGATAGGAGACTCGTGGAATGAAACACATTAGTATAGAAGATATGAAAAGTCTTAGTAGAAAAGGAGACTTTGCAGAATATTATGCAATCACTTGGCTGTGGGATAAAGGCTGGGAAGTATTTAAAAATTGTGGTTGCACAGGATCAGTTGATTTAGTTGCTATATCCCCTAATGGATATGTTAAATTAATTGATGTTAAAACTTTTCAATTAGATAAGAGATGGAAGAACCCAAGTTGGTCATCACATGTATCTAGAACACCTGAACAAGTTAGACGGGGAATACAAATACTGGGATTTAATCCTGCAACAAGAAAATTAAGATTCGTGGAGCATCGAAAATGAAAAAGATAGAGAATTTAGTTGAAGATATATATGAAAAAATTTCATCACTTGCTGGTGGTGAACCACTTGATATATCAGACGAAGCAATAGATAAATTTGGAGAGAGTATGAAAGATGCTCTTAAAGCATGGGCAACGCCTAGAGAAAATAAAGAACCTACTTTAAGAATGTCTAATATAGGTAGACCAGAAAGACAGCTTTGGTTTGATATGAACTCGCCAGCAACTGCGCAAACACATACTCCTGCAACAATGATTAAATTCCTGTTCGGGCATTTATGTGAAGAGTTAGTTTTATTCTTTGTAGAAATGGCAGGACATGAAGTTACTGACACACAGAAAGAAGTTAAAGTGAAAGGTATAGTAGGTCATATGGATTGTAAGATAGACGGGGAAGTAGTTGATATTAAATCAGCTTCTCGTTTTGCCTTTCAGAAATTTGTTAATGGCACACTAGCTGACTCAGATCCTTTTGGTTATCTTGCGCAACTCACAGGTTATGAGAAAAATGAAGGTACAGATCAAGGTGGATTCCTGGTTATTAATAAGGAAGGTGGAGATCTTTGCTTCTTTAAACCTGAAGAACTTGACAAACCAAATATAGATGCTAAAATAAATAGTACGAAGAAAACAATTAAGAGAAAAACTCCCCCCTCTAAATTATGTTATGCTCCAGTAGCAGAAGGAACTTACGGTAACTATAAAATTGCTAAGACTTGTAACTACTGTCCGCATAAATTCCTGTGCCATAAAGATTCTAACAACAGAGAAGGATTGAGAGTTTTTAAATATGCAAAAGGACTTGCTTACTTCACAGCAGTTAATAAACAACCTAACGTATTGGAAATTACAGATAGATATGCGAAAACCTAGAATAAAAAGACCTAAAGAAAAAGACTTGCCTAAAGGATATGATTCTAAATGGGAGTATAGCCTACATAAAGATGTTCTTAAAAATTGGGAACACCATAAAGGTTTAATACAATACTCCATACCACATAAATACCATCCTGATTTTCTCAGAGTTATTGATAATAAAATTATATACCTTGAGGCGAAGGGTAGGTTTTGGGATTACGCAGAGTATAGTAAATACAAATGGGTTAGAGAATACTTACCAGAAGATTGTGAGTTAGTATTTTTATTCTCTGATCCATACGCACCTATGCCTGCGGCTAAAAAACGAAAGGACGGAACTAAAAGAAGCCATGCTGAATGGGCAGAAACAAATAAATTTAGATGGTTTGATAAAGATAATATACCTAAGAAATGGATAGAATAATGGAAGAATTAATGGAACACGCACATAAGTTAATGGATGAGGATTTAGTCAATAACCCACCACACTATAATAACGGCAAGATAGAATGCATAGATGCTATTGAAGCTATGC